TTCATTTTCTTCTTCATCTTCGTATTCGCCGCCGTACTCTTTCATGGCTCGCTCAAGATACGAGTCGACACCACTGAATTCTTTGAGCTCGGCATCACTGAGAAAATCTACCAAGACGCTGACAATGCTGTCAGCGGCCGCTTGTCGTTCCTTGGAAGGAACATATTCTTTCATGATCAAATACAATTCTGCAAGTGAATCTGTGCTCATTTATGCTTCCTCTAGTTCTCCGGCAGGAATATCTATTACTGTAGGTTCTCCGCGATGTGGGTTAGCAACGAACTCGGTCATAACACGATCAAGAATTCCTTCATCGTTACGCTCCCAACCTTTGCGGAACTCTTTGATTTCCTCACCGGCTGCTGTGACATATTTAAGCCTATTTCCATCTTTTTGCAAGAGACCTTTGCCTTCAAATAGATCTACCAGTCCCGAGTAGGGATTCATACCTGTTTCATAAGGGATTTTGACCTGCACACCCTCAAAAGGTTTGGCGTAGCGTGTTTTCATGATCTTACAGGCAGCACGAATACCTTTGACTTCGGTGATCTTGTTGCCGTCTTCGTCTTCTTTGAGCTTGAGTTTGCGCATAGCGACCACAATACTGGAAGCATAGATAAAACCTTGCCCACCCGAGATCTTGTCGTCGGGGTCGAACATGTCTTGACTGGCATAGGTATGATTGGTACATACCAATCCAATATTAAGACTACCAAACATGTTCACACAGTTACGAACTAGTGCTGTCAATGACTTGGCTTTGCGACCAAGATCGCCCTTCATGTCACCGGCCTCAAATTGATTTACGTCCGTGGGTGTTAACATCATGCCCAAGCTGTCAAGTACAAACATGACCTTGGGACGTTGATCCTCGGGTAGTGTTTTGTATTCTTTGACAAACTCGCTGATCATTTTAGCCACATCGTCAATCATGGCCATGTTGAGTTTAAGAAGTTTATCTTCGCTGGTGTCTACTCCTAAAGCATGCAACCATGCTTCGTCAAGTGCGTTCTCTGTGTCGATTAGAATCACATAGATGCCTTGCTGTTGTGCGTGTCGCACCAAGTTACCCGAACAGATAAAACTTTTACCTGCGCCACTTTCACCGGCGAATACAGTTACTTTGCCCAGGGGGACACCGCGATAGAAATCTCCGGAGATAAGATAATTGAGAGCATAATTACCGGTGCTGATCCAGTCAGTGGGATCATTGAATCCCACACTGATACCGTCAATGCTCTTGGTGATTGATTTACGAAATTTACTTACGTCGAATGGTTTGCCCATAATTGATCCTCATTGATAGAAACGGGTGGGACGATGCCCACCCGATATGCTTTTGTTATTGCTTTTGGCGATTGCGGATCATCGCGAGGATGTCTTCGGCACGCTGACCACCAGCAGGTTTAGCGGCAGCCACAGGAGCGACAGCCACAGGAGCATCATCCTCAACCTCTATATTGGCTGGAGCCGAAGCAGTAACTGGTTTGGCCGAAGGCGTGTTATCATGGTCGGACGCCGCAGAGGCCGACGAATTGCCGGCAGTAAATCCTGCAGGCTTGTAGTAAGCACCCCATTTGTCAGAATCGTAAGCTTGGCCATCAACGGATGCCTCAAACATCTCTTTCATGACCTTGAGTTCAACGTCATTGGGGCGCTTGGGCAAGAAGTCCTGGAGATCGTAAAGACCATATTGCTCAATGGCTGCACGTTCTACTTCGGTCAATGCTGACTCTTTGCGAGCATATTTGGAAGTAGAGTAGTCAGCATAGCCACCTTTGGAGGTCTTGGTAATCAAGAAGTCCAAGCCACGCTCAAAGTCGGTGGGCAATTCTTCCATCTCGGGATCCATTAATGCAGCCTTGACGATGTTGAAGATCTGTGGGCTAATCACAAAACGACGGATTGGGTTCTCGGGTACTTTGTCGTCGCCTAGTGTGCTTTCACGCACAAAGCCTTGGAACAAGTACGATTTCTTTTTCCAATACTTACGACCCATCTCTTCGAGACTGGCGTCCTTGAACCAAGTACGCACTTCTGCTAGGATTGGACAGGCATTGGGTTCCCACATCTCGATACAAGGTACCTGCACAATGACAGGTTTAGAGTCTGCTTGACCTTTGATGCCAGCAAATGGTAGTCGAATCATCGCACGCTCTACCCAAAAGAACGAATTTTTGGTGTTGGCGTCGGGAAGGAAACGAATTCGGGAAGTTGAGCCCTCTGGAATATTCCAGTGAGCAAAGATGGCGTTGTCGCCAGTTGAGTTACCGCCTTGACGGCTTTCTTGCGCTTGTAGTTTTGCACGAATTTCGGCCAATGTAGTTGCCATGATGTTTTCTCCTAAAAGTTAAATGTGCCATAATGTTACATGAGATTGTCTCAGTTGCACATACATAGTATATGCTAATCTATTTATCAAGGTCAAGAGAAATGTGGTATTATTTTTGGAGCCCAGACAACCATTTCAATATGGACAAGTCTGAGTTTTCGGAGACGGATTCTTGCGCGGGCATTGGTGGTTGTGTCGCAGGAGCAGCCGGTTGGGCTGGCATCGACACTGGTTGAGGTTCGGGTTGTTTGACTTCTATGCCTAATTCCTCAAAACGAGCGATCACGTCTGGGTCTTCCCAAATATTGGCTTCGGGATCTCGGTCGGCTAGATCTCCGAGAATATCAAATAGCCGATCATCTCCAACGAGACCATATAATACAGAAGTGGCTTCAGCATCAACACCGACTTTGAGTGGTTTACTCATGAGGTCCTGTAGATCTTTGAGTTTATCATCGCTGTCGGGCAATGCCCATGTTCCTTCAGCGATTTCATTGGCCCAGGATTCAAATTCCTGTCCCATAGCAGTGTTCTGGCTGTCGAGATATTGGCTATAAGCGCGACGAACGTAAGGCAATGCTTCTTCTAAACGCTCGTCAAAAATCCTACGTGTAAGACGGTCTTTGATTTCATCTTCGCCGATGCCGCCATCGCTGCTGTCGCTGCTCAAGCCCGAACCAGTCCAATAAAATCCGTAACCACGTGGGCCGCGCATGCTCTTGAGGCTTTTGCGAACATTTTGATAACGCCGCTTGGCTGCTTCGACCATCACAGGTGTAACATCGTCTTCAAACACTCGATTGCGTGTGGCAGAAACAAATGTGCGGAGAGCGGCCATTTCTCGAACCAAGTCGACAATATGTTCAGCACGCTCATCAAACATGGTGCCGCCTTGTGCTATGTGCTGGCCAATGGCACGTGCACCAGTGAGGTTGGTAAACGGAAGTTTAAATCTTTCGCCTTGGGGAGTTTCAACAAAAATACTTTCGATGTTGCGTGTGCGACAGCCGCGCTTTTCTTCGTCAATGGTTGTTGCATGTCTTACTATCAATCTCGTTTCACCAACTCGATCATAGCTGCTACGACGTGTACCATACATGGAGCTTTCACCAATGGTGATTTCATCTGCTTTGTAACTGGAATCTGATTTGCTTTGCTGGCGTAGATCGTCGATGTTGAGTGTCTGGCGAGAAATGTCTCTGGTATCAAAATTCATCATGTTTCGTTTTGCAAACAGTCGTATACCTTTGAGGAAATCAAACCACTCATCCAATTGTGGTTGGGTTAAATTTTCTGTCACGTTCTTGCTGTAATAAACTTTGATGGAATTCTCATCGATCAAGCTCACAGTCACATTACCTAGACTCTGTCCATCCCGAGCTGAGTAGTCAAAATTGATAAATCTGGCTTTTTCTGGGTCTTGAGTGGCCTTGGCATTTTCGTCGCCGATGCTGACTTTTTCAAATCTCGAACGTATTTTTTCAAACAGTGATTCAGCAATTTTGTCTAGTTCGCGCATGATAGTGTATTTATGTGATCATAATAAAAGGCATGGGCTCGATGTAGTCATCAAGACTGTCACGCATTTTTTCATCTAGATTGGCATCAAAGCCCTGCAACAGTTGTATCATTCGCAGGGCCAAGATAAGGGACATAACGAGATCATCGGTTTCTCCGGGTTTGGCAGCAAAACTCATGCCATGTGCCACAAAAACTTTAAGCTCAGACACGAGATTTTTACTGTTTACCGTCAATCTCTTGTTTTCAATCAATGTTTTGAGTTTGGCACAGGCAGTGAGCTTGGGTTTGTGTGTAGTGTTGAATCCTTTGCGGAATCTGCGTACATTGCCGGCACGCACCGGTTCGCTGAGGAACGTTCCCCGTATATTTTCTTCGCCTACTTCGGCGATGCTAACTAACCCTGCTTCTCCTAGAGTATTATTTTCTAAGCTGTAATAGATGTCGTTTTCGCTGCCGGTTATGGTATAGATATAATCTGCGACCTCCCTGACAATGGCGATTTGGCGTTGTATCACGGTTCTGTTGTGTTTCCACTCGGCTACTTGGATCATTGAAGGGATTTCTAAAACTTGTATGGCCGCGTTATCGCCACCGGTACCTAGGCTGGGGTCTAAAG